ACACCAATATTTACTTGCAACAACAATGGTTGTGGGTGCTCTGGTAACGGGTACTACTCAACAATTTAAAGCATGACTATGAACCTGATTACAGGAACTTGCTAACTATGAGATAGACAAGTTCTATCTCTTTATTTTTGAAAGGAGAAAACATGATACAAGCATTACAAATAACACCTGAAATCCTAACGAGTAATACTGACAATCTAAACTTTGATTTAGTTGATTTAAGAGGAAGAAATGCTAACTGTTGTGGATGGCTTCAGTACAATCAAGGTGGTAGTGATTTTACTATCATTGGTGGAGGCTTATTTGAAGTAACATTTAATGCAAATATAACTTCTACAACTGCTGGTAATGTTGCAATAGCATTAAAATCTTCGACTGGAACTGACGTTGAGGGAACTGAAGTAGACGCAGTAATTGCAACTGCTGATGAATATACAAACGTTTCTTTTACTAAACTACTTAGAATATGTCCACGTGTAAATACAACAATAGCAGTAGGAAGTTTACCAGCAATAGGTGGAGTAACACCTGCTGTTACAACTGAAATCCCAACTTTAAAAGACGCAAATCTAATAATTCGTAAACTAGCATGAACAGCATAGAAAACTTAGGCTTAATATTACAAATGTTAAGTTTAGAAATACTATTTAAAGACTATAACAACACCGATTTAATGCAAGAATTACAATTACAAGACGAAATGTATTTTAAAAAGATAATTGAGCAAAATAAAGAGATTATTAGCCTTTTAAAGAAAGGAGAACAAGATGGAAGAAAAGATAATTGAAAAAGCTGAGGAAGCTATAAAACCATTACTTGAAGAAGGTATAAATGTTAATAACGTGGAATTTATTTATAAAGTAGCAAAAATCAAACACATGGCAAAGGAGGACAAAGAAATGAATTACGCATACGGAAATAATGGCTATGGTAACTATGGAGCAAATTATGGTGCTTATGGTAACTATGGAAGATCTCCAGGATTCAACTCTTACGGAAACAACTATGGAGAGAGCTATGGTAGACGTGGCTACGACATGAAATATCGTGGGGAAGAAAACCTAGATAGACTAGCAGGAGATTATGGTAGATATATGCAAAGCAGAAGTTATGGAGACGGAGAAGAAAAAGATAAATCATTTTATTATATGATTAAATCATTAGAGGGGTTTATAAAAACAATTGACGAAGAAGCAGAATCTCCTCAACATAAACAAATGCTAAAAGAAGTATTACAGAAAAATATGTAAGGTACTTAAAGAAAATATAAATGTATAAATTCTATAACAATAATTCGTTAGGGTTATTTGAAAACGATTGCACAATAAGAGCAATAAGCACAGCAACAGGAAACACTTGGGACGATACATACAAGCATTTAAGCAACTTAGCACGTCTACAAGGAACCATGATGGATGATAGAGACTTTATTCGTGATTATTTAGATAATAGATATAAAAGGCTTGAAGATATACCAATACATGTAGGCGAAGTAGCAGGGGCTTACCCTGATAATATTCTATTAATTACGATGAACGGACATATTACCTGTGCAAAATACGGAGTTATATATGATAGCTTTGATTGCCGAGATAGGGTTGCCGAATATTGTTGGATCGTTAAATAAGTTAAAGAGACGTACTAATTTAGTATGTCTTTTTATATATATTTTTTCAAAGGAGGTAAAAAAATGGAAAAGTATACAAAAGAGTGGTGGAAGAAATGGCTAAAATGTGCTGGAATACGTGCAATAAAGACAGTTGCACAAACAGCAATAGCTAGTATAGGTACTGCAACCTTATTCAACGAAGTAAACTGGCTATTAATACTTAGTGCTAGTGGACTAGCTGGAGTACTATCTTTACTAACTAGCATAGCAGGTTTACCAGAGTTAGAGGAGGAATAAATGGAATACGCAATATACCCTTTTAAGGACATGAGAATTACTCAAAGACACGATGAAGGGAATCATAGGGCACACAATATACCATTTATAGATTATTCTGATAAGCCCTGGGATGAAGGAAGTACTGACGGAGGTAGACAATGGTTTGATCCTAGTAATTCTTTTAAAATAGTAGAAATATTAGGCTTAAATACTACTGCTACAACAAATAGCGTTAGATTAGAGAGCGTTAATAAGTTAAAAATACCATATCAAGAAGAACCAGTAATACTTGAAATAACACTTACTCACATGAACGAAGAAACGATTAAAAAAATAAAAGTAGGACAAGTAATACATCCACACGAATTAGTAATACAAGAGGGGAAAGATGGCGCAGACGCTAATCACTTCCACTGTACTGCTAATATAGGAAAGTATTATGGTATGAAGAAAAATGCTAATGGTAAATGGTGCTTTGTATATGAGAAATCATTAACACCTGATGAAGCATTTTATATTGATCCTAAATTTAATAATATAATAAACGCTAAAGGCTATAATTTTAAGGAGGTGCCAACAATGAAAAGAGTAGGAAATCCAGTTCCTAGAAACACTAAAGTAAATCAAATAGAAGTATTACCTACTGCAACTAGTCTAAGAGCTAGAAAAGAACCAGGAACATCTGGAGAAGTACTTGGTTATATCAATGTAGGAATATATGACATTGAAGATACTGAAGGTGCAAAAGACGGTTATGACTGGTATAAGGTACAAGGTATGTGGATTGCATACAGCCCTGATTGGGAAGTACTTTTACCAAAAGAAGAAAAGACACCAGAGGAAATACAAATAGAATATAAAATACGTATCTTAACTGCTATTGATGAGTTCTTAGATAGCTTAATAATTTGAGACAACATCGAGACAACATTTTTATGAAAAACAGTTAAAAACAGTGGGGTTGGAGAATATAAAAAACCTATAAAATCAACGTAAAATCAAGCTATAAAACGTTAAAAATATTCTCCCCGACTCCACCATTAATAAAAATAACCCTTATTTTATAAGGGTTTTATTATTTTATAGTTGCTCGAGACAACACTTGAGACAACATTTTTCAAAATTTTAATTTATTTATGTAATCAGTAAGCGTGTTTAAATCACTCTTATACATGTGTGAGTATGTATCTAGTGTAATAGATACTTTTGAGTGTCCTAGATACCTAGAAACGAGTGTAATAGGCATGTTCTGATTAATAAGTAAACTAGCACAACTATGTCTAAAGTCGTGTATACGAATAGTACGTAAATTAGCTAGTTTAGAATACTGCATATTCTTGTTAGATATGTTAGTGTCTTTAAATGGTGTTATACCACCAAAAACAAACCAACTATTTCCAAAATTAGTATATTTCTTATACTTTTGGAAATTTATTTCCAATTGAGACATAATATTATCAGGAATCGGCAATATTCTATTTGAAGTTTTTGTTTTTGGAGAGGAAACATAAAATTCAGTACCTTTTAATTTAGTGGTTAGTGTCTTCGTGATACTAACCTCTTTTTTTATTGGATCAATGTCTGTATAAGTTAGTGCTTGTAGTTCTCCTTTACGAAAGCCCATAAAGTATAGCATATCGAACCATAAACGCCACTCGTCATCATTAATGACACTTCTAAATTTAGTGTACTCATCAAACGTGTAGAAATCCATTTCCTTTTTAGTGTTTCTAAGAGTAATATTCTCAATGAACTTTAACATCTCATCACTCGTATTATGGTATTTATTAGAATACTTGATTAAACAACGTAGCATACCTAGTATTTTGTTCTTATAAATTGCTGATAGATCCTTCTTTTCTATTTCGTTGTATAGCTTATTATATATGTCTAGGTTAAAATCATTTACTCTAACGTTGTCTATTGGCTCTAAATGACCGTATAACACGTTATATTTAACGAGAGACTGTGGTTTAATCTTAGGCTTCATATACTCGTAATATTCACGTTTAACGTCTTTAAAAGTGATTCCACTACGGTTAACCTTATTCTCTGATACTTTTAATCTATATATAGCTTCCTGCTCTTTAGCTTCCTTAGCTGTCATATATCTAGGAGACTGATACTGTATTGTTTTACCATATATATCTTTATATCTAATAATAAAGACGTACTTACGCCCATCCTTAGTTGGAGTTCTCTTAGTTATCATTGAATCTCAAATCCTTTTTTATCAAATCATCGATAGAAACGCCAAAAAAGTTTGCTAAGTTTGCTAAATCTACTGCATTTGGTTCTCTAATACCTTTTTCCCAATTCCCAATTGCAGTGTTACCTTTATTACACACTTTGGCTAATTGCTCTTGTGTAATTCCTTTTTTAGTTCGCAAATATTTTATGTTGGTAGCTATGAAAGTCTGCATATCTTCACCTCTAAGCCTTATTATATACGCATTTACACATTTTGTGAAGAAATATATTGACATCCACAAAACGTGGAGTTATAATTGTATCATAGAAAGGAGAAAGATAGGATGAAATTTACAAACGATCCAAAGAGAATAGCAGCTAATATCAGAGCCGAAAGAAATAGAGCTAATCTATCACAAGAAGAAGTTGCTGCTAAGCTAGGTTTAACAAGAAAAACATATTTAACTTATGAAGAAGACGCTTCTTTATTAAGATTAAGAAACCTAGTAATACTTGCCGATATGTTTGGGTGTGATATAAATGCTTTTTATTTGCCTTAGAAGTCCACAAAACGTGGAATATAAAGATAAAAAAAGAGCACCCAAAGGTACTCAAAGAAAATATAAATGTTAATCAACGAGTCTTTAAAAAAGAAAGGAGTGTGAAAAATAACACCACTTTATTCGAGATTAACGCCTTTATAATAGCACGTTTCTCTGAATAAAGCAATATTAGAACAATTGGAGGAATCATGACAGTAGTAAGAGTAGTAAAAGACAAGAACTTTATAACAATGGGTAAATATCATTTAAAAGAAAAAGATATGAGCCTAAAAGCAATTGGACTATTAAGTATAATGTTAAGTTTACCAGAAGATTGGGACTATTCAGTTAATGGGTTAGCTGCTATTCGCAAAGAAAGTAGAAACACAATTAATGAAATATTGAACGAACTAGAAGAATTTGGTTATTTAACTAGAACACGTATTAGAGATAGCAAAGGAAAGCTGCAAGAAATCGAGTATGTGATATACGAGAGTCCAAATCTCAAAAATCGAGATATGGAAAATCAAGATCTTGATAATTGGGAACAATTAAATAATAAAGAATTAAATAACTTAAATAATAAGAAAGAAAATATAAAAGAAAGATTTAAGAAACCTACTTTAGAAGAAGTAGAAGCATACGTTAAAGAACGTAACAGTAGTGTTAACCCAAAAGTCTTCTTTGATTATTACGAAGTAAATGATTGGAAAGATATTAAAAACTGGAAGCAAAAGTTAATAACATGGGAAACACATCAACGTAGTAATAAACAAGAGCCAAAAGAAACACTGCCTAATTGGTTTAATAAGGAGCCTACTAAATCTGAAATTAGCGAAGAAGAAGAAAAAGAGTTTCAAGAATTACTAAATAGCTTTAGTTAGGAGGCTATATGAGAAAGCCAAGAACAAAAGACGATTATTGGTATCAGAAGATAATGGACGCTGAACCTAAAAAAGTATATCGAGAGTGTCCTAAATGTGGATGTAGAGTTGGAATACCAATAATCTACAATACAAAGTTTTGCTATATGTGTGGCAGCACCATATATGCAAGTTGGAATAAAAATGAAGCTGCCAAAAGAAAATATAAATTTATTAAAGAGTTAGAAAAGAAAGGAATCAAAGCAAATGATAAAAAGATTATTAGAAAAAAAAGAATACAAAAAGAGATACAGAGAACTACAAAAGGTAGTAAATGATCTACTACTAGAGAAACATAAACTAATTGAAGAAAATGAGTTCTTCAGAAAAGAGATAAGAAAATTAACTAGAGAAAGGAACATAATGCGTGGTGGAGTTGCTAGATAAACCATACTTAACAATAAAAGACGTTATGGAACTAACTGGTGTTGGTTACAAATCAGCAAGTGGAATAGTAAAGCACGCCATAGACTTAGCAAAGTTTCAAGACTATTTACTACCTAGAACAAACAAGTTGATAGCACCAACGAAGATAATACGTGAATTGTTAAAAATATGAGGTGAATTATGAGTATATTTAAAAACTTTTATAAAGAATATAAAGAACTACAAGACGAAGTAAAGTACTACTCTAGGGAGAACTTCTTAAAAGAAGAACGTTATAGAAAACTAAACAGAGAATATAAGCTACTAGAAAAAGAGAATCAAGAACTAAAGGAAAGATTGGAGGTATTAGAACATGGAAGAAAGACTACCAGGGGAAAACGTAACACTAGAAACAAGAGTACTAGCAAACGAATCAGTAAATAAAGAAGTTAGATACACACAAATACTAGACGTGCTAGGTGATAGAGAAATGACAGCTAAAGAGATAGCTAACGAAATGTGGATGAGAGAAATAATACCTACAAATGAACGTAATTTCGTTTCACCAAGATTAACGGAGTTATGTATATCTGGAATAGTTGAACCAGTAGGAAAGAAGAAATGCTATTGGACTAATAAGACAGTAACAGTATATAGAAAGCGTGAAATAAATGGATGATATATACGTAAAAAAAGAAGACTTAAACAGATGGGTAGCTAAATACTTTAAAGATAAAGAACTAATAAGCGTTGGTGAACTAATAGGCTGCATAGAAGACCTAGACAGCGAAGTAGACGCATTAAAAGACAAAATAAAAGACATAGAAAGAGATATAGAAGATAACTATAAACCAATTGATCCAGCAACACAGTATAACATTAACGAGAATTGGTTTCATTAATGGAGGGAATTATGGAAAAGAAAGAAAATATGAATTTATACGAAAAACTAATGAATATACAAATGGAGCTAAAAGCACCAAAGAGCCAAGTAAACCAGTTTGGAGGTTTCAATTATAGAAATTGTGAAGACATACTAGAAGCAGTAAAGCCACTATTACAAAAGTATAGATGTACTTTGAAAGTATCTGATGAACTAGTAAACATTGGTGGTAAGAATTACATCCAGTCAACAGCAAGATTAATTGACTTAGACAGTGAAACGAGTATTGATAATACTGCTTATGCTAGAGAAGCTGATTCTCGTAAAGGTATGAGCGAAGAAATGTTAACAGGTAGTTGTTCTAGTTATTGTCGTAAGTACTGCTTAAACGGACTATTCTTGATAGACGATACAAAAGACGTTGATTCAGAGAATATAGAAGAACTACAAAAAGAAGAATTAGAAGAACATTTAAAACTAATTAGTGAGTTTAACAAACTAGCTGATGAAGTAAATCTAAATAGAGAAGCATTATACGAAAAACTAGGAGTTAAGAGCAATTCTGAACTACCAAACAGCAAATTAAAAGAACTAATTGGAACAATGAAAAAGAAAAAGGAGAGTAAATAATGAATCTTGATGAATTTATTGAAGAAGCTCCAAAAGGAGAACTAGTTGAAGTAAAAGAAGGTACTCTAATTGTTGCAAAACAAATGCAAGACAAGATTATAGAACTAGAAACAAAGAAAAAGGAGTTAGACAATGCTTCTAAAGAAATGAAAAAACAACTTGAAGAAGTTATGAGAAACAATAGCATAACTGGTTACGAATCAAATGATAAACGTATCAAAATATCTCTAGGAGAAGATACAACAGTTTATGACTTAGACAAAGACATGTTATGGGAGAAATACCCTGATATATACAGAGAGTGCAACGTAAAAGAGACTAAACGTAAAGGATCACTAAGAATAACAATTAGGGAGGAAGAATAATGGATTTAATAAACGTAGATAAGAACGGAAACAACTTGCCAGTAAGAGTTTACCGAGACGAAAAAGGCAAATATACAGTAGCAATACCAAAGAAAGTTGGAGAAGAATATCAAAATAGATACTTTCCAGTAGAGTTCTTAAAAGGAGTAGAACTTGAAAACAAATCAGAAATAATCATAAAACACGCATTTATGACGTGGTTTGATTGGGAGTATGAAGACAAAAAGGGAACTAAATTCTTATTTAAGATAACAGCATTTGAACAAGTTGAAAGCAAACAAGAAAAGCCTGAAGAAGTAACACCACAAAATATAGATAAGTGGGAAGCAGGCAAGAACATAGAAATATCAGAAGACGAGCTACCTTTCTATTAGGAGGTAGCTAATGGAGAGATTAACTTTAGAAGAAGCTGCAAAGGAACTAGATAAACTAGAAAACGATAAGAATTATTGGGAGAATCGTCTTGAGCAAATAGTTAGTCTAACAATGCCACGTAGTACTGATATAGAAAACGAGAGGGTGGATGGTGGTGCTAGAATAGACAAACTACTAAAATACACCGAACTAAAAGAAGAACTAGGAATAGACGATACTCTAAAATACATAAACGATAAGATACTAACATTGAATCAATGGATCGAGGGAGAATTAAAACGATTAAATAAGTATGGAGAGACCGAAAGACAAATAGTGTATCTAAGAGAGCATAAAAAGATACGAGATAAATACACCAATAGAATAAGACCAATGACATGGCACGAGATAGCACGAGAGACACATTATTCTGAAAGGTCAGTTAGATACTTTTATGAAAATGCAGTAAAACAAAGAACGAATCTATAATCTCAGGGGGAGTGGTTGAGATTGGAGAAGAAAATGGAAATACGAGACGTTAGAGAAGAATTAAATAGAGTGCTTATTAAGACGAATTTTGAGGATCATAACAACAAGAAATATTACAAAGTATGTAGAGAAGACTTAATAAGACTGTGTATAAAACTAATAAAGTTAATTGAAAGGGTAGACAATGAAGGAAATTATAGAAAGACTAAAGATTTGTATTAAACGCAATAGACCAATGCTAATTAGACCAGAAGACGCAGAAAAGATACTTGTCGAGCTAGGTATAAGAATATGAAAATAACATACACTAAAGAAAACACGCATATAGAAGACAGCTATCAAATAAAACTTAGGAAATCAATGGAGAACGAAATAGAGTGGGTAAAAGATTGTCGTAAGGCAAGAAAATACCCCGTAACAAGAACTACTAACTCATACGTTAGAGAGTGGAAAGGACATAATCGTTTGTATAATCTCGGACTATTTAGAGAAAGAACTAAAGATGTAGACTTAGAAGAAAATATTTCATTATGGAAAGAGATTATATGGATGATACTAGGAATATGAACGGAGAAATATTAACGCTAGAGACAGCACAGAAACTAGCAAGAATCGACATAACACTAAAATACATTGACGATAGATTAAGAAAAGCATATACAACGTATAACTTAACTGGAGACGCAGTAGTTATGTTACAGTGCGTAGAAGCGTTATTGAAAGGAGATTTGAAATGGAAAGACTCACAAATATAACGCCAATTGATGAATACTACAATGACATGACAAAAGACGAGGTATACGAATCATTTTTCAATACATATCAATTACTAGACTTGTTTTGGAAACAAATGGATGATTTAGAGTTTGCTTTAAACACAGTAAAAAAGACGAAAGATACAGTTAAAGTAGATCAAGTGCTTGATATTCTAGAAATGCAAGAGAAAGAACGTATTGCAGTAATGAACGAACATTTAAGAGAAAAAGAGGTTGTAATTGTATGCAAAGAGAAAGAGAACTAGAAGAAAAGATAATCGTTTTAAGAAACTATCAGAAAGTTAAAGATAAGAAAATGAAATTAATGGAAGATAGAATTGATAGACAAAATAAAATAATAACTTTGAATAAAGAGAGAATTGCAGTAGCAAATAATTACATAGATCAAGTTATTATGTATAAAGCGCCTAAAGAGTTGTGGGAATATTTAGAAAGATTGCAAGACATAATAAATGGAAATAATTGGAGTGAATATGAAAGAAGAACTTAAACAATTTGATATAGACATAGATAGCATTAAAGAAAATAACGATTTGATAGGTAATATTTATGAAGCTATAAGACAAATGCAAGAATATACTTTAAAAGATAGATTTGAGGTAGTGCTAAATAACAATTTAATAGAAGTAAAAGAAAAAATGACCGGTTTTAAAACGTTACTAGGTTGTAGAATATCTTATGACAATTTAGATAAAAATATATCATTTATTGTAAGAGAAGATACGGAACCAACTTATGAAGAATTGGCAAGAAGAATAAACAAAGCAATTTCAAAATTAGAGTGTATGTTTGCAAATGGAGACGAAAAAACAATACTTGATGACTTGTTGGAAATAGACAAAGTTTTAAGAGGCAGTGATGATAATAGAACATATTAAATTTAAAATTAGATTATTTATAGTCAAAATTATATATAGATTTAAACATAAAAGAATTACAGTAATATACAAAAATAAGGAGAATAACAGTGAACGAAACAATATATTATGAGTGCAACGAGGAAAATTACAAGTTTGTATTAAATGAACTTAATAGTAAAGACAAAGAAATAGAAAGATTACATAACATAATAAAACAATATGAAGAATATTTAATAGCAAGTTTTAATACATCACAAGATACAAAATATCTTGATGATTTAATGAAATTAAAAGAACTAAAAGGAAGTGATAAAGAGTGACAGGAAAAGCTAAACAAGAGTTATTAGATAAAGCAATAAAACTTGATTATAAAAGTAAAATACCACTATTAAAAGGAATATTTATTATTCAAGAAAGAACTTTGCACGATAGTGGTTATAGAATAATGAATATAATAGGACATACTGAATATAAAAAAGAATTAGAAGATTTTAAATATTATTCTATAAGTTGTTGTAGTGACGTTGTAGATTTTAGTCCATTATTTGAAAAATATATAAAGGGTAATTATTCTATGGGAGATATTCATTTAGATATAAATAAACATGGAATAATACATATATGGACAAATAGCAATAAATGGTTAAAATGTTGGGGAACTAATTTATCTAGTTGTGGTTTTGAATTTGTCGATTCGGAAAGTGAGGTAGAATAATGGAAACAATGATAATAATAGCAATACCAATAATAATTGGAATACTATTGCAGATAATGATAGATAACAGGAAAAGCAAGAAATGAAAGAACAATATAGTTGGAATTACAATATCAAGATCAAAACTAAACAAGGTTTATATGAATACGAAGATAAGTTAGAGAACATAGAAAAGTTAATAGAAGAACATAGGAACGAAGAAGATTTAGAAATAAGTGCAACAAAGGAGGAACAATGCAAGAAGAAAGTATTGAAAAAGCAATTGAGATAATATCAGACAATATCTACAATTCAAACATAAACGTAGTAGACAAATACGAGCTACTACTGAATATAAGTTATTTTCTAACACATTACGAAGAACAAACAAAGTCTAAAGTGATGAAGAAGGTACTTAAAAATGAGTGATTTTTGGTTAGGGTTCAGTGATTTTTGGTTAGGGTTCTTTGCCGGTTATGTAGTAGCAACAATAATAGACGTAATAGTTGAATTAATATGTATCAAGACCGGTAGGAGTGATATAAACACATGGGTAATTGAAAACAAGTCAAATGAGCCACCAAACGAGCCGATAGACGAAGATTAAGTAAAAGATAGTATAAAGTATCGAGAAAGAAGAAAAATAAAAAATAGAGGTATTTAAAGAAGAAAGGAGAACAATGTTAAAAATATTAGAATTATTTGGTGGAATCGGTGCTTGTAGTAAAGCACTAGAAAAACTGAATATAGATTATGAAATTGTTGATTATGTTGAGATAGATAAATATGCAGTAGCTAGTTTCAATGCTATACATAACACAAACTTTGAACCACAAGATGTATGTAACTGGGACAAAGACATAGAAGTTGATTTAATTATGCACGGATCACCTTGTCAAGACTTCTCACTAGCTGGCAAACAAGCAGGAGGAGACAAAGACAGTGGGACACGTAGTAGTTTAATGTATGAAACATTAAGAATAGTAAATAAATTAAAACCCAAATATGTTATTTGGGAAAATGTAAAAAACTTATTAAGCAAGAAACATAAACATAATTTTGATGAATATATTGCCGAAATGAGTGGGGGGGGGTACACTTCTTACTATCAAGTATTAAATGCTAAAAATTATGGTATACCACAAAACAGAGAAAGAGTTTTTACAATATCAATTAGAAACGATATAAAAAAAGATTTTAAATTCCCACCAGCTCAAGAGTTAAAATTAAAATTAAAAGATATGCTGGAAGAAAACGTTGATGAAAAATATTATTTATCAGATAAAATGATAAATTATATCAGTGCAACTGGAACAGAAAATTTTAAAAATAATGATAGTAAAATTAATTTAGAAATTGCTAGACCAATTACAACAGACCAAAACAAAAGAGCAGGAACAACTAATTATTTAAGTGAAGATTTACCTGAAAATTATGATTTAAATGGGAAAGCATACTTAAGAAATTTTGGAAGTAAAGGAAAGCTACAAAAAGAAGATTATTGCGACACGTTGACGGCTTCAATGGGAACAGGTGGGGGCAATACTCCAATTGTTATAAGAAAATATGGTGTATTTGATAATGAAACACAAAAGCACCAAGCTGGATCAGTTTATGATAAAAATGGGCTAGCACCAACTTTAGACACAATGCAAGGGGGGTATAGGCAACCTTGTATAGAAGTTAATAATATAATTCAAGTGGGGCAATTAGATTTAACTGATAAAGAACCGAACCCACAAGACGGAAGAATATATGATTATACAGGGTTAACACCTACGATAGACACAAAACACACCCCTAAAATACTTATAAAAAATGCTACTAAAAAAGGTTATTTGGAAGCGTTTGACGGTGACGGCGTAGATATTTCTGGACGTATGCAATACCACCGAGGAAACGTACAAAAAAATATGTCTCAAACGATAACCACCCAGGGGGGGGACAATGTAGGAGTAGTTCTTTATGAATAATTTGAGAATCAGAAAACTTACTCCAAAAGAGTGTTGGCGTTTAATGGGCTTTGATGATGAAGACTTTGAAAAAGCTTCTAAAGTAAATAGTAATACTCAGTTATATAAACAAGCTGGAAACAGTATTGTTGTAAATGTATTAGTAGCAATTATAAAAGAATTATTATTTTAAAACAAAAAAAGAGAAGCTATAAGCTTCTTTTTACATTGATCTTAATTTTTCCATAGCATATCTTATAAAATCTGCGTTAGTCATGCCTTTACGTTTTAACATTTCTTTTAATTCTGCGTATTCTTCTTTTTTTATTTTAGCACCAAATGTAACATAATTTTCTTGCGTGTATCTTAATAAATAATCTAGTCTGTCTTTGCTTGGTTTATTCCTCTCCATTGATTTCACCTCGTTATTATTATATCACGTTATACATTAATGTCAATTATATTAATATACCAGTTCCAGAAATATCAAAGCCGATCCATTTTGTTGTAGGTTGTTCTTTTACATATATATCTTTTAAACTTTTATAACAAAGTAATTCGTCATTTTTTAAATAATATCTTTCTATTTTGTTTACTGCTGTTTCTTTCTTTTTACTTGCTATTTTAAATATTCTATTATCTTCTAGAGTTATAGTCCATAATGTTGTAGCTTTCATTTTAAAATCTCCTTTCTGATTCCACAATTGCATATTTTGGTAATTTGTCCCATTTATAATAATCAGCTAACCATAAATCATTTTTTATTATTTCTTTTAATCTATTTTGTGCTATTTCTTCGGATGGACAAGAGCACATACAAAGCCCATTTGATAATAATATTATGTTATAAAATCTTTTCATTATTTATTTTCCTCCGTTTCATCGTCTAATGATACATATTGATAACTTCCATTTACTTTTCTAACACGATATAATTGTTCTTTTCTACTGTATTCTGAAGCTTGAAATTCTTCTAGCAAATATTCTTGTGCTTCTCTATGTGTGCAAGGCTCATCAGTAAAATTCTTATAAAAATTTACTGGTATTTTAAAATAAACAATGTAGTTAATAACTTCTAGTGGGCTTTTAAACAAACTTTCTTCACACATAAAATATTTTTCGTATTGTTCTGCAAATTTTGGGTATTGTTTTATAAACTCCTCTGTGAAATTGTAGCATTTTCTACAATCTCCAAATTTTAAATGTATGTAATTGTCCTTTGCCCCGTAATAATCTATATTTTTATTAATATCTAACTTTTTCATTTTTATATTTCCTCCTTTAATAATCGGCTAGCGTAAAACATTGGAGCCATGCTATAACTAGCTGTTTTTATATATTCTTCATCACAATATGGATCAATATGTATTTTTCTTGTTTTCTCTTTTGTTTCTCCTTCTTCTATGTATGTTATTGTTTTATCTGTTCTTTTAATTACTTCCATCCAGAAAGTACTATCAGCGTCACAAATAAATCTTGTTATATATTTTTTTCCTATTTCAAATTTTTTCATATTTTTATTTCCTTCTTTCTCTTAAATAGTCGGAGGCTTTACCTTACAACCTCCGGAGGTTCTTTCATTTTTTAACATTTATATTTTCTTTTATCTATTTGCCCAGTAGCCATGTGTTGAAACATGATCCCCGTATCTTTTCCAGTATTTTTTTAATCTTTCAATATATTGTTCTTTTCTATCGTTCATTAACTCGATGAAGTCTTTTTCTTCTTCAATTGTTAAATATCTTTTAAAATATCTTTCGTCTTTATCGTGAGCCCAACCACAAGCCACAACGTTTTCATGTTTGTAATAATGTGATGTAAAATAGATCCCGTTATAATCATATTGACCACTAGCACAACCATTATTATTTAATCTTTCTTTTTCTTTTAGATATTCTTCTAAATTTCTACCAGGTATATTATACCTATTGTATAAAATGAAGTTGTTTTCTGTTACTTCTGGCGCTTCTGTTTCATCGTCATAATACATTGTTTTTTCAATTGATATTTTATTAACTTTTTCTAGTTCTAATATTAAACCGTCTTTTGTTTTGTAAAAATCATAGCTCTTTAGTAAATAATCTTGCATTTTTTCATCGTTCCATAATTCTTTAGCTAGATCTTTCTTTTCGTCTTCTGTTAATTCAATAATATTTTCTAATTTTTTTGTTTCTTGTGTCTTTTCGATTGTTTTGCTTTCTCCGTTGTAATTGTTTGACTTATACCAACATTTTTTAATACTGTGCCATTTAAAACCGTTATTTTTTAATATGTTTCTTTCTTCTGGTGTTGGTATACCTTCAAAGTATAGCTCGATTCCGTTTTTCTCCTCGTTTTTTCTTTCTTCGTATTTTGTTATAATATTTTTCATTTTCTTTACCTCCTATAAATCAAATATTATTTTAAAATTTCTTTATTTCCGTACTTGCTTATTATTTCGGCTAACACTAAGAACAAAGCAACATTTATTATTTTTGATATTATAAATATTGTTGTGTCTTCACAGTCAGAACCGAAGAAGAAGAAAAGCAACATTTCAATTGTCATTAATATATAAGTTGGTGTTTTCTTCAATTGGTATTTTTTCATATTTTCAACTCCTTTTTTTCTTTGTTCTTAATGTATCACGTTATACATATATATTTTTAACATTGATCTTGTGAACTTCTCAGCCGGTTTTCTTTCCTTTACTTGCCACACCTGAATTGGTATCGTGTAGGGGAGTGCCTCGTTCTTCAATGTCAATTACATTGTATCACGTTATACATATAAAGCCAATAGCAATTTTTCAATTGCTTTTAATCAGTTGTCATGTTGCCTTGATTTGTTGCACTCTTTCCAACTGACACATTCATTGTATCACGTTATACGTTAGTAGTCAACAAAAAAATGAAAAAAAGTTTTCACGAGATCTAGAGAAAGTACACGAAACCCATATAAAATAAGGACAAAACGAGTGTAAAAAAATTTTGCAAATTATAGCAACTTTGCCAACTCTTGCCACTTTTTAGGTAGTATACTATATATAGTGATACAAGATATACAACGGAACTAAACCGACAGCAAGCAACATACTTGTTGCGCTACTAGATAGGTGATATTATGATTAACAAATCAAAACATAGCAACAAATTAACCGAAGAAGATAAAAAAGACATAATAACTCAATACGTCTTAGATAGAAGCATAGAGAACCAAGAGACAATATGCAATAAATACAACATTACACGTCAAACAATTTGGAAACTATCGAAGACTATAAACGAAGAACAAAGAAATCAGATTATCAATGATAGTATAAAAGAGTACAACAAGGAGTTTACGAAAAAGACGGCACTAATCATTGATAAGATACTAAACAGAATAAACAAAGAACTAGACGAAGCCGACAAGATACAATTAAGCCAGTTAACAACGTCTTTAGGTATTCTATACGATAAAATGAGATTAAATGAGAATTTAAGTACTAGCAATAATAGTATAAATATAAATATTAAGATAGAATAATTTACTTCCTATAATACACATTATGTTGCCTTGTAGAGCAACCTAGCCGAGCGTGTCAAGGCGCTAGAGAGGCGCTATGGAGTAGTACATACATACAGATATACGCACTCCCCTCCCTATATACGCCACCCTCAAAAACGGGACTCCAAACACGCCATAGGGTACCTATATATACACATACACACATACCTAAAACAAATGAGTATAACAGGATCGATAAATTGTTATCTTAAATATAGCATAATAAGAAATAAAAGTAAATCTAAATGATTCCTTTCTATAATAAATGACGAGCATTCATGTCAATAACTGTTGCATTCACCTCCGTACATAAGTACACTGGAGCAAGCCACTTGATAGGTGGCTTAATGATTATTACTAGCAATGAGGTAGTAGTCATTAATAGATCTATCAGAAGAAGCAGTTCTCAAAGGTCTCTGCACAAAAGAGCTTACCCGTATTGGCACATTAGCCGTATGCTACTTATTAACCCCTTATGAGTAGCATTGAGTAGATATATTTCACCTGCCAAGGTTAAAAAGGTAAACTATTGCAATAGTGTATATCTATTCAATGGTGCTTATAAAGTACCCCCCCGGTATCTAACGATACGGGGTATTTTTTTATAACTTTTCTGAGGTACTATACCTCGAGAACTGGAGAGAATATGATAGAATTTACTGTTTATGGTAAGATACAACCGAAACAAAGACCAAAATTTGTGAGAAAAGGTGCATATATACAAACATATACACCGAAAGCTACTTTAGATTATCAAAAACTAGTAGCTGATAGTTATTTGGAAGAATATGGTAACTTAAAACCGTTAACTGGAGCACTAATCATGGAGATTAATGCTTTTTTTAATGTACCAAAGAGCTATTCTAAAAAAAGACGAGCAGAACTAGTTGGAAAACCAAATACACAACATAATGGAGACGTTGATAATATTGCAAAGAGTATTTTGGATGGACTAAACGGAATTGCTTATGATGATGACACGATAATATATGATCTACATATAAGAAAGTACTACTCCGATGATGATAATGAGAGAGTTGAGGTAAAAATATGGAAAGATTGATATATTGTTGGTTTGGTGGAAACGAAAAGTCTGACATAATTAAGAATTGTATCGAATCTTGGAAAAAATGTATGCCTGATATAGAAATAATTGAGATAAATGAGAATAATTTCAATATTCATTACAATAAATACGTTGAAGAAGCCTATAAAAACAAGAAATGGGCGTTTGTATCAGATGTAGCTAGATTATGGGCGTTATATGAATTTGGAGGTATCTATTTAGATACTGACGTGTTAGTTTATAAAGATTTGCGTGATTTAGCAAAGAATTGTGTAGCATTTACGGGTTTTGAACAACCTTATTACCCAGTATGTGCAGTAATGGGTAGTGAGCCTAAAAATGAAATAATTAAGCAAATGTTAGATTGGTACAACGATAAAATATTTGAATTAAAAGAAAATTGGTATGATTACACTACAAATACAGTAATAATGAGTGAAATACTCGCAAATAATGGAATTGATAGAAATAGATTTGAAACACAACAAGTACCAAACATGAAAGTATACGATAAAAAAACAATGGACGAGTACTGCAAACATTTAATGTTAGGATCATGGGGGTAATATGTTCAAGAAAAAAGAAAAACAAAAGAGTTTATACATATACCACTCTAGATTTTGTGAAATTGGTGGCGTAGAAACGTTTTTATACAATTTTGTGTTAAATCTATGGGAATATTACGATATAACAATACTTTATGATACTGGAGATTATAAACAAATACGAAGATTTATACCATACGTTACTCTAGAACACTATGATAAGGGTAAAAAATACGAGTGTGATATATTTATTCGTAATTCTGTTTGGGGAACAGTACCAATTAACGTAACTGCAAGAGAAAATCGTTATATTGAGATGAGACATGCAAATTATAAGTATTTACACGATAATAAGATACTAGAAGCACAATATAAACCATTTAGTAGAACTAATGAGGTTGTTGGTTGTGGTTATTTTGTATCAAAAATGAGCAAATTAGTGCTAAAAGACAACCCTACAACGATTCAGAACATACTAGCGCCGACTATCAAAACAAATAAAGTATTACATTTAATCAGCTGTACGAGAATTGATCCGGACAAAGGTGAAGAAAATATGAGAACTTTATGTGAAATGCTAAGAGCAGCAAAGATAAAGTTTGATTGGAAGATATTTACTAACGGACCACACGGTTTAGAGGGTGAAGAAATACATTATTATGAGCCTCGTTATGATATATGGGACTATTTAGCTGACGCTGATTACACCGTTTTACTATCTAAAACAGAAGGACTACCATATACAGTACAAGAAAGTTTACAATATAAAACTCCTTGTATCGTAACAGATATACCGGGTTGTACTGAATTAGTGCAGGATGGTATTAACGGCTATGTGGTGCCTCTTAATATGAAATTTGACGTAAGAAAACTATTAAAAATACCAATTCTAAGTGATTATGATAATCACGCTAAAGAAAAATGGTTAGATTATCTCGGAGGAGGAGTATATATGAAAAAAGTTGCAAAAAAAGAAGAAACAATGAAACTAATCAAGATGGAAGTAATAAATACTGATGAATATGATAGATATGGTGAAATTGTTAAACTAACACCAAAGAATAATAAACTATTAGGTTGGGTAATTGCAGGAGATATTCTTGAAGTTACTGATGAAATTGCCGAAGATTTATTAAAACGTAATTTAGCAAAAAAGATTGATGAATAATGGCAGAAGATAAAGCATTAGACGTAAAAATAACTAAAAAACAAAACGAATTTATGACTAGTGAAGCCTTTGAAACACTATTCGGAGGTGCAGCTGGTGGTGGTAAGACATACGCACAAATAATAGACGCACTTGTTTATGCTTGTAAGTATGCCGGTAGTAAGCAAATAATCTTTAGGCGTACCTTTCCAGATTTGGAACGTTCTGTAATAAGAACGACACAAAGCCTATACCCTAGAGAAATTGCTAGTTATAACTCTGCTAAACACGTTTGGACATTTAAAAATGGTAGTTTAATAGACTTTGGTTATATTGATAACGAACAAGACGTGTATCAATACCAATCAGCTGAATATGACGTAATTCGTTTTGATGAATTAACACATTTTACTGAATACATGTATGTATATATGATTTCACGTTGTCGTGGTGCTAATGAGTTTCCTAAAAGAATAAAAAGTTCGACTAACCCGGGTGGAGTTGGACACGAGTGGGTAAAAGCACGATTCATAGATATTGGTAAGCCAAATGAGATACATACAGTAAGAAATGAAGTGGGAACACAAACAACAAGAGTGTTCATCCCTAGTTTTGTAACTGATAATAAATATTTAATGGAAGCCGATCCTGATTACATAAAACGTTTGGACGCTTTGCCTGAAAAAGAAAGAAAAGCGTTAAAGGATGGTAATTGGGACATATTTGACGGGCAATATTTTACTGAGTTTGATAGAAAAATTCATGTAATAGAGCCTTTTGAGATACCACAGGAGTGGGACAGATACAGAACTATCGACTATGGTTTAGATATGCTATGTTGCCTATGGGTTGCAATTGATCCAAAAGGCAACGAATATGTCTATAAAGAGTTATACGAGCCTAATTTAATCGTTTCTAAAGCAGCAGCTAGAATATTAGAGGTGAGTGGTGATGACAAAATTAAGTTTACTTATGCACCACCGGACTTATGGAATCGTAGAAACGATACTGGAAAGAGTGCTTGTGATATATTTCGTGAAAATGGCTTGATATTAAGACGTAGTGCTAATAATAGAGTGCAAGGATGGTATGCAGTAGCCGAACATATAAAGCAATATGAGGCAACTGATGAGCAAACCGGAGAAACATATATAACTAGTAAGTTAAAGTTTTTTAATACTTGCATAAATATAATTAGAACTTTGCCAATAATACAACACGATGAAAAAAATGCTAATGACGTAGCAAAAGAACCACACGAATTTACACATGCACCAGACGCATTAAGAGGCTTTTGTATTGAGAGAACTAAAGCCACGAGAATTATGACGGATGATGAGAGATTATTCCTAGAGAGCCAACAAAATAGACGTAAAGAAGGCATATTAGGTATAGCAGGAGCAGTAGCAACTCGTGGTTATATGAGTTATGGAGGGTAAATGAAAGTATTTGTAATAATTATGTTAGCGCTTTTATTAGCATTTGATATTTTTGTAGTAATTGAATACTTCAAATTGATAAAAGAAAACAAAGAAAAGCCAGTAAAACCGGAACTAACTAGAGAAGAAAAAGAAAAACAAGAGCAATTAAGAAAATCATTTGATAATTTAATGAATTATGATGAGAATATTGCTAGAAAAATAAGAAAGTAGGTGTCTAAATGGAAGACGAAAAAGAAGAAAAAACTGATATTGAGAAAGATTGGGCACTATACGAAGCAGGAATTAGATACAATAACGCATTATATGGTAGTGATAAGAACTACTATGAAACAATAGACGCAAATATAGCATTTGCAAATGGAGATCAATGGAGAAATGTAGTTGCTGATGGACTACCTAAACCAGTATTTAACATAATTAAACGTGTTAAACAGTTTAAAATTGCTAGTTTAAAGACTGATAACATAGCAATTTCAATTAGTCCAATGGAATATAGACCACAAAGTATGGAACCAACCATGCAAGAAAAGGTTAGAGATACTGATTTAGCCAATGCAGAGATAAGAAACATACTAGAAAACATAAATTTCGACTATCTTTCTAGAACACTTTTAGGAGATGGGTTCGATACTGGAGACTGGTGCTTACATTGGTATTTTGATTTTGACGAACAACCATTTAAACAAAGCAACCCAGAAGTAAGAGGTTTAATAAAAGCCGAAATAATAGACGCAACAAATGTAATGTTTGGAAACCCTAACACTAGAAAGGTTGAAAAACAACCATATATCTTAGTTATTGGTAGAGATTTAGTAAGAAATTTGCGTGAAGAATACAAAAAGAACAATAGTGATGAGGGTTGGAGATACATTGAAGCTGATGATGAAACACAGCACCAAATGGGAGACAATGGTAAGGTTGAAGCAAACGCAGATGGTTATAGCAAAGCTTTGTATGTAATTAAGTATTTTAAGAGAGATGGCAAAGTATTTGCACATAAATTCGTACATAATACATATATTTATCAAGATAGAGACACAGGACTAGACTACTACCCAATAGCATTTAATAACTGGGAAGAAGTAAAAGGATCATATCATGGTAGAGCAGAGACTACTGGTATAATACCTAACCAAATAGCAATAAATAAAATGTTTGCTATGGTAATATACCACTTAATGCTAACTGCTTTCCCAACAGCAGTATATGACGCCGATAGAATAGAGAACTGGACTAATGAAATTGGAGCACAAATACCGGTTACTAACCTAAATGGAGATAGTATAAAAAGTATTGCTGGTTATCTAGAACCTGCAACAATGTCTAGTCAAATAATGAACGCTATTGAACTAGCTATGCAGTATACAAAAGAAACACTTGGAGTTGGAGACGCCTCTTTAGGAAACGTAACAATGAATAACGCAACTGCAATAATAGCAATACAAAAGAGTGCAGCAGTTCCATTAGAGAACGTAAAGGCTGCATATTATCAGTTTGTAGAAGACTGTGGAAGAATAATGATTGACATGATGGCTACATATTACGGAAGTAGACCAGTAGTTATTGAATCAGATTTAGGTAGACAAGTAGAAATGTTTGATTTCAGTAAATTAAAAGGTATGTGGTTACATGTTAAAACGGACGTTGGTAGTGCTAGTTACTTTAGTGAAATAGCAAGTATGCAAACACTAGATAACTTATTAAATAACGGTATGATAGAGTTTGTAGAATACTTAAAGAGAATACCGGATGAATTAATTCCTCAAAAACAAGAATTAATCAATAGTATTCAAGCTAAAGATATGTATAAGACTGCTATATATAATTTAATGGGACAATTTATTGATACATTACCACCAGAACAACGTGCTAACTTAATGCAACTAAACCCTGAACAAATGGAACAAACAGTACTAGAAATGATGGGAGCATTAGATAACGGAACAATGGGGATGAGTCAAGTACAAGATATGGAAGCAATTGATATGAACGATCCGGGTTATCAAGAAATAATGGCACCACAAACAATGGTTGAAAGAAATGATACTGAGGCTATGAATAAAGTTGCACAAATAGGAGGACTACAATCGTGAAAAAGAAAGATAAAGTAGTTGAAATAGTTGATGATAGAGACTGGGAAGTTGAATCAGCTATGGAAACATTAAAAAGATATGCAAAATTAGTTGAAGATAAAAAACTCAAAGACGAAGCTATTAAAAAACTTGAAGAAGAAGCAAAGAAATATCAACAAGTAGCAAAAGAAGTTAAAGATTAGATACGCAACATAGGGAAGTAAGAAATTACTTCCTTTTATTGTGCACCTAATTGCACACTGCCAACCATAGCAGGAGAGGAGAATTTATTAAATGGAAAACGAAGTAGAAAACAACACACCAGTTGTTGAAACGGAAGTAACCGATGATGATTTCTTTGATGACGTTAATGATGAAGTCATTAATGACGAGGGAAATCAAACCGAATCAAACGATAAACAGGAGTTAGATAGTAGTAAACCAAACGAAACTAACGATAGTAAATCAGACGATACGGAAGTGGACTATAAGCCACTATTAGAGGCGTTAAGCAAGAAAGTTAAGTACAATGGTGAATCAGTAAATATTGAAAATATTGACGAGCTAATAACCAACTTTCAAAAAGGACTTAACTATGACAAAAAGCAAGAACAATATGAGAACTTGCAAAATAGTAAAGTTGAACAATACGTCTCTAAAAAAGCAAGAGAATTAGGTATGTCAGTCGATGAATATATCGAGCAAGTTGAGAATTATGAGAGAGAGCAAGAAAAGAAGAAAGAACAAGAAAAGCTTGAACAAATGATAAACAACGGAGTACCTGAAGACGTTGCTAAAGAAGTAATTGCAACTAGTCAATTAAGAAAGCAATTACAAGAAAAGGAAAATCAACTAAAAGAACAAGAAGAAAAAGCAAAAGCCGAAAACGACAAAAATAAACAATACGCCGATTTCGTAGAGCAATTTCCTAATGTTAAACCAGAAGATATTCCTAAAGAGGTATTTGAGAAAGCACAATCTAGTACGCTTGTAGAAGCATACAAAGATTGGAAAATCAAAGACTTAGAAACAAAATTACAAATCAAAGAGCAAAACGAAAAGAACGCAAAGAGTGCTATTGGGAGTGTTACCGAAACGGGAACAACGAAAAAACAAGAACCATCCGATCCGTTTCTTGAAGGTTTTGACTCTGATTAAAAATTTATTTAATAAGAGGAGGAAATAATTATGGGCGTTAATTTAGCCGAGAAATACGCTTCAAAAGTTGATGAGCGTTTTAAGTTAAAATCACTAACTGAATCATTTATAAATCGTGATTACACTTGGGAAGGTGTTAAAACTATTCATGTATATTCATTACCAACAGTTGCATTAAATGACTATAACAGAAGTGCAACAAGTAATAGATATGGTAACCCAGCTGAACTAGAAGACACAGTTGCTGACTACACTTTATCACAAGATAAAGGGTTTACTTTCATAATCGACAAAGGAAACAATGTTGACTCTATGAACGTAAGAGGAGCAGGTAAAGCACTTCAAAGAGAAATTGATGAAGTTATCGTTCCTACAAAAGACGCATATCGTCTAAGAAAGATTGCTGCTGGTGCAGTAGGAAATGGTGGTTATGCAAGTGCTAGTGTTAGTGCTTCAAACGCATACGCTAAATTCCTAGACGGACAAAAATGGTTAGATAACCATAAAGTACCACTAGCAGGACGTGTAGCTGCAATAAGTGCTACTTTCTATACATATATTAAACAAGATAGTACATTTATTAAATCTGGAGACATGTCTCAAAAAATGTTAGTAAATGGACAAGTTGGAGAAATTGATGGAGTTAAGTTAATTAAAGTTCCAGATAGTTACTTACCAACTAACTGTGCATTTATTATCACTCATCCAAGTGTAACAGTAGCTGCTGATAAATTAGCAGAATACAAAGTACATGACAACCCACCTGGAATCAATGGAAACCTAGTTGAAGGTCGTGTATACTATGACGCATTTGTACTAGAAGCTAAAAAAGACGGTGCTTATGCTCACTTTACAAGTGGATCAATGTAAGATTAAATCAAAGGAGTTTTTCCTTTGATATAAAGGGGTTACAAATAGTAACCTCTTGATATGAGAGGAGAGATTAAATGAAAGCAATAGAAGTATTCACACAAGCTATGGCTATGATTGATGAAATTAGTGATACAGGAGAACTAGACACAACTTCCGTAGCCGATTACAAAGCAAGAGCTCCTTATATACTAACGTCATTACAAAATGAAATAATTGGTGTTGAAAATCGTTATCGTAAGTATGACTCATATATTAGACCAGTACCAATAACTGATTTAGATAACCAAGACGTACAAGTAGACGATATACAAGCAAACACGTTATTAGTATATGGTTTAGCAGCAAAGTTAATGAGTGATGAAAACAAAGCACTAGCAAACTTTATGCAACAAGAATTTGAACGTTTAAGTGGAATATTCTTGAAACCTAAACCAGTTAAACCAGAATCAAGAGAAGACAAATATGACGCTTCTCTATCATATTAGGAGGTATTTATGAGTACAATACCAACAAATACAGAAATAGCACCATTTGTAATAAAGAAATTTCTAGGTTTAAATCTAACTAACACAGGAGATACACAGATATTAGATGGTGAATCAGGAAATATGACTAACTTCGTAATAACTGATGACTTTAAACTTAGAAAATGTGATGGTTATAAAATGGTTTATGACTTTGAAAACCAAATAAAAGGTACGTACACTTTCAATACTGGAACTGAAACATACCTATTAATAGTTGCAGATGGCAAATTATACAAAATACCACAGTCAAAGCTTGATGATGACTCAGAGTGGGAAGAATTAATTCCAACGTTAGTAGGTAGTGTCGGTGATTACGATACTACCTTTTTTTCTTTTGATAAAAAAGTATACATACTAAACGGACATAAATATTGGTCTTATGATGGAACAACACTAGCCGAAGTAGAAGGTTATATACCATTAGTATATTTCAATGCACCACCAACAGGTGGAGGGACTGAATATGATCCTATAAACCTACTAACGGGAAAGAAACACATGTCATTTAATGCTGATGGAACAGCAACTACATATCAATTAGCCGAAAAAGGTATTGATAGCGTAGATAAAGTTATCGTAAATGCTACTGAGGTATCAACCGGTTATACGGTCAATGCAACTAATGGAACAGTAACGTTTACTACTGCACCAACTGCTGGAACTGATAACGTAGAAATATACTGGACTAAAAACGCAAATACTAGAAGTTATATTGAAGGTATGAAAGCAGGAATTGTTTATGGTGGAGACGTAGACACAAAAGTATTCTTGTATGGTAGTAGTAGTGAACCAAATAGAATACGTTATAGTGCAACTGCAAATGGAGCACCAAGCGTTGAATATTTCCCAGCAGTTAACCAAGTAGATGTCGGTCCGAGCAACTTTATGGTTACTGATTGTACTAGACAATACGATAGATTAATCGTTACTACAAATAGACCAGAAGCATACACGATAGGTATTGATTTAATCAACGTAAATGGTTACTCAACTCCTAGTGTAGTAACGCTACCATTAAACGAAGTACATGGTAATATTGCGTTTGCACAGGGACAAGTAATAAACAATGATCCAGTAACAATAGAAAAAGGGCAACTAATAAGATGGAAGTCAACGAGTATACGAGACGAAAGAAATATGGAAGTTATTTCCGACAAGATAAGAGACGATTTAGTTACTATGGACTTACGATATGCAAAAACTTGTGATTTCCAAGTAAAAAATCAACTATGGTTATCGTATGGAAACAAAGTATACATATATAACTACTACAATAAGACGTTCTCTAGATTAGCATTACCAATAGACGTAGATACAATGCAAGTGGTAGGTAGAAATATGTATATAACAAGTATTCAAGGAGAATTATTCAAGTTTGATAATAACTATCAAACATTTGAAGATTATGCAATAACTGCACATTGGGAGATGAACTTCTCTAACTTTGGACTACCATACCAAAGAAAGACAATGAGAAAACTATGGGTATTAATGCAACCACAATCAAAAGCAAGTGCAGAGATAGGTTATATATCAAATAGAAATGAATCACCACAAAAAAGAACAATATCTTATAAATTAACGTACTTGGATGACGTTGATTTTAGTGATTTCACATTTAAAGTATCAGCAGATCCACAACCTTTTAGGTTAAAAATAAAAGCAAAGAAGTTCACAAACTTAAAAATAACAATAGATAATTCAAATACTGATGACTGTACTATTCTAGAACTTGCTTTAAAACTTGAAGGAAATGGAGAAAGTAAATAGGAGGTAAAAATGGCTTTAACAAAATTAACTACAAACTTAAACAACATACAAGCATTACACGATAGACCAAATGTTACGGATGGTTTAACAGCCGATGAATTAAAAGAGAGATTTGATAAAGCAGGAAATGATATTAAGTCTTATATAAACAACACTTTGACAGAAGAACTTGATGACGCAATAGCAACAACATATTCAAAGGACGAAATAGATGGTATGATTTCCGGTTTGAGTAATACATATTACAACAAAACTCAAATAGATAATACAGTGGCTACATTACAACCTAAGATAACAGTAGGTACTGGAACACCAACAGGTGGTTCTGATGGTGATATTTATATCAAATATTCGAGCTAGGAGGTAATATATGGCAAGATTTGAAGGAACTACAACGCTTCATGGTTATAAATTACGACTAGACGTTAACGAAACAAGTACAGATCCAAGTACAAACACAAGTGTAGTATCGTGGGCGTTGTACATTGTAAATGGAGACGCAAGATTTGCTGCTTCAAAGTTTAACTATGAAGTAACGATAAATGGTTCAAAAAGAGCCGAATATAGTGGTTATGACGTAGATACAACTGACGTAGATAATTACCAACCACATTATTTAACAAGTGGAACTTATACAATAGATCATAACAATGATGGTTCTAAAACAATATATTGTTCTGCAAGTTGTAGTAGTAGTTATACACAATGGTCTCCGGGTAGTGGTTCTTGTGGTGGAGATTTAACTTTAACCACGTTGAATAGATCTGCTAAAATTGATTCCTTTAGTGGTAATGATATAGATACCGACTTTTCAATAGGTTATACGAAATATGTAAACGATTGGACTTATTACTTAACTATGATGATGACCGATAACACTCAACTAGATAGAGTTGTATATAACACAAGTGGTACTATATATAGACTACCGGAAGCTGCAAAAGATATAATTTACAACAAAGTAGGGAATAATGACACAGTAGATATTAAAGCAAAGATAGAAACATACAACGGAGGAACAAAAATTGGAGAAAGTAGTACTATAACAAATACATGTAATATTAACAGAAATGTATGGGTAAATGTAAATGGTACTTGGAAAAGAGGTATACCACACGTCAAAGTAAACGGAGAATGGAAAAAGGGAATACCTTATATAAAAATTAATGGAGAATGGAAGAAGGCGATATAGAGTGAATTATGAACAAGATTTAGCAAAATTAAAAGAAGCACAAAAAAACGCAGCAGTTGCCGATATAGAAGCACAAAGAAATGCTGCACTATCTAATTTACAAGCCGAAGAAGCTAGAATTAAGCCTGAATACGCAGCACAAAGAAGTACTGCAAATGCAAACAATAGAGTTGCGGCTAGAAATTTTCAAGAATATCTAGCAAATACAGGTAGAGCAAATAGTGGAATCGGAGCACAATATGAAATGAGTAGGCAAAACTCATTACAAAATGGTTTAAATGCAATTAATGCAGCAGAAGCTCAAAGTGTAGCAGATATTGCTAGAAGAAGAACTGACGCTGAAAATGCTTATAACACTAACCTAGCAGGAATTAACGCACAAGTTGAAGCTAACTACATTGATAACTTACTTAAACAAAGACAACAACAATGGGAAAGAGAGTTTCAACAAAAACAATTTGATGAAAGTGTTAGACAATATAATCAAAATAGACAAGATAGTCTTAGAAGGGCTTTTAGCTCGGGTGGAGGTAGCAGTAGTTCAAGTAGCAAAACTACTAGCAGTGGTACAACAAATACGACAAATGAAACAAAATCAAATGACTATAACATATCAGCAGTAAGTTCTCCTAGTACATTTAGTTCTAAAACAGCAACACAATGGTATGTTAAGAACGCACAAAACATAAAGACAAAATCACAATTAGATAGCGTAATAGCAAGTGGTCTAAAGAGTGGAGCAATAACAACAGCAGACGCTAATAGAATATATAAAACTTATGGCATAGGTTAGGAGGTGCAATATGGCAAAAAACAAAATGACTGATGATGAGATAAATGAGTATATTAAATCAAAACAAGTATCATCAGATCAGTATGTAGCACCAACAGTAAAAGTAGGTAGTGCGCCAAAGAAAACAACAACTAATTCAAATAGAGCCGAAGCAGTACAACAAACTGTTACAATGCCTACTTTAAATAAAAATAATCAAAAAACGGATGATAAGATTGCACTATTCAATAATGCAAATCAAAATATACAAAATCAACAAGTTAATGAGTTAAACGAGAAAAATAAAAATAGTGGACTATTTAAAGGTGGTTCTTCTAATTTCCTAGAAGGTTATGCTAATACAATGTGGGACACAGGTCTTAACATTGGTAAAGGTTTCTTTCAAACACTTGAAGGACTTGCAGATTTCTTACAATATAAAGCAAGTGATTCACAAAAAATGGGTAGTCAAGCATTAGAGAAAGTATTTGGTAAAAATGCAATCAGTGATTTCTATTCAGGAACTAGTAATTGGTTAAAAGAAAATGCTAAATTTGATAGTACTGGAAGTTTATTTGGAACTAATGAGAACGCACAAGATACATTATTCGGTAACCAATGGAGAAACGATATAAACGAGAAATCATATCTAGGAGATATGGGAGACTCAATTGGTGAAGGAATAGGAAACATTGGTGCTATGGCAGCACTTAGTGCAGTTGGTGGAGAAGTACTTGGAGCAACAGGAATTGGAACTACTGCAACAGGTTCTTTAACAACAGGTGGTAAATTATTACTAAGTGGTGGATCTAGTTATACAAGCGCTTACGGAAATGCACGAAGTGAAGCGTATAAAAATGGTGCAACTGATGAAGAAGCTAGTAAATATGCCTTCGTAAATGGTTTATCTGAAGCAATAAGTGAACAATTCTTTGACGCTATGCCGGGTATAAAGAGTGTTGGAGTTGCTGATAAATTAGGTATCAAAGATTTCTTAGGAAAGAAGATACAATCAGGAATAGGAAGCAATACTGCAAAGATATTTATGAGACTAGCCGGTGGTTTTGAAGAAGGTGCAGAAGAAATGATTTCTAACGCATTAACTACAATGGGAAATGATTTAATGCACATGGTTGATGAAAGTTACACTTATGGTATGGAAAATAACTCCGGTAACCCTATTGAAGATGGATGGAACGCATTATTTAGTGAAGATAGTCTTAAATCATTTATGAGTGCAGGGTTTACTAGTGCAATACTAGGTTTTGGTGGAGACGTTTTAACAAGTGCACAACAAACACAATTAATAAATGCTTATGCAAAAGATAATGGTATTACATATAAAGAAGCAAAGGCACAAATTGAGGCTATGAAACAACAACAAGAAGTTCAAAAACAAGAACAAGTACAAGAAAATACACAAAATTCTGAAAATACTGTGCAAAATGAAGAAAAATCAGCTCCAATTACACAGCCTACTGTTGAAACAGAAACGCCTAACATAGAAACAAACCCACAAAATAATATAAATACTCAAACAAACCTAGAACAAACGCAATTAGACCTAGAAGACACCAATAACGAGGTGCTAGAGAATAAAGAGCAAAATGATAACCTTGCAGAACGTAAAAATGAAGACGTTTTGAAAGTAACTAATAAGCAAACTGCTAAAAATGTAGCAACTAAGTTAAATGACGCTATAAAAGGTAATGATAACACAGAAGATTTCCAAACAATGAAGCGTAACATAGAAAAAGAAACTGGAAAGAAAATGAGAAGCTGGGTTGAGACATCAACAAAATCAACAGGAAATACAGAACTTGTTAATTCTATGAATAAAGAGAAGATAACATACGAGCCAACTTCAAACAAAAAGAACCTAGATAGTGCAAATAGAGAACTAGCAGGTTTAACTTATGAACAAAAAGTAGAAAAAGCAAAAGCATTATTAAAAAGTGATAAAAGATTAAAGTCAACTGACGTGGCATTATTAGAAACAGTAATACAAGAAGCACAAAAAGAGGGAAAAGTTGACGATTTTATAGAATTAGTACAAGATACTGCAATACTTGGTACTGAAACAGGGCAAGTAGTACAAGCGTTGTCATTAATCAAGCAAAGTGATCCAATGACACAAATAGATACTTTAAGAAAACTAATTGAAAGAGAACAAGCAAAAGGAAATAAAGTATATCAAGGAGTAGAAATTAAACCTCAATTAGTTGAAAACGTATTAAACTCATATAACGAGGATGGCAGTTGGAATCAAGAAAACTTTGATAATGCTATGGATGAATTAAAACAAGATATAGCCGACCAAATGCACGTTAGACCTACTGAAAAGTTAAACGCATGGCGTTATTTATCAATGTTAGGAAACCCTAAAACGCATATAAGAAACGTGGTAGCAAATATTGCTATGGGAGGTTTACAAAAAGGTAAAAACAAATTAGCAGCAGGAATTGAAGCAATTACACCAATGAATAAATTAAATAAATTACTTGGTGGTAGTGAAGAAGCAACAAGAGGGAAGACATTAAAACGTTCATCACAAGAGATAAAGAGTTATGCTAATGAAACAATAGACGCATACTTTAAAGAACACCAAGCAAAGAGTAAATATAACGAGACAATGGGGAACTTAAAAGGAGATCTAGAGTCTCGTAGAGAAATATTTAGTGATAAGACACTAGCAGGTAAAATGTTAAACAAACTAGAGAAAGCAAACTCAAAAGCACTAGATATAGAAGACGTTGTATTTAATAAGAAAACAACTAAACAAGCATTTGAGAATTTCTTAACTGCAAGTGGTCTTGAAACTAGACAAGATATAGAAAATAACCCTGAAATAGTGGCACAAGCATTAGAGTATGCAACATTTAAAGGAAATGAAGCAACTTTCCACCAACATAGTCAAACCGGTACTGCTTTAAGAAACTTTAGAGAATCACTAAGACAAGGTAGTAATTTAACTAGAATAGTTGGTTTAGGTATGGACGCAACATTACCTTTCATCAATACACCAATTAACATAGCAAAAACAGGTATAGAATATACACCGGGTTTAGGTATGATTAAAACAATATCAGACGTAAATAGTGCACCAATGAATATGAAAGCAGACGTTTTAATTGATAGTATATCTAAACAATTTGTAGGTGGTATGTTAGCAGCTGCCGGTTATTTCTTAGCAAATTCAGGAATACTAAACGGAAAAGGTGGAAATGATAAGGATGAAAAACTAGAAAAGAACTTAGGTAAACAAGACTATTCAATAAATATTGGTGGTAATACTTACGATTTATCTTGGTTATCTCCTAGTGCTATGCCTTTATTTGTAGGAGTGGAATTATATAACACATTAAAAGACAACAAAGAAGTTAGTCCTGAGATGGTTATGAATATACTAGCAAGTACAATTGATCCGTTAAGTGAGATGAGTGTTATATCATCAGTAACGGAAGCTATGCAAAGTTATTCTAAAGGTACACAAGCATTACAAGATATAGCAACAAGTGCATTTACTAGTTATATATCTCAATACTTCCCAACATTAATGGGACAAGTAGCAACGCTATTTGATGATACACAACGTAGTTCTAGTGGAAAGACAGTTAGTGAAAAACTAATAAATCAAGTTAAATATAAAATACCGGGTTTAAGAAACACACTACCAGAGCAAGTAAATGTATGGGGTGATGATAAGAAACTAGCAGATAACCCAATACAAAAAGCGTTTGAGGCTTTCTTATCTCCTTCAAATAGAAAAGAATTAAAAGTTGATGATACAACAAAAGAAATCGAAAGAATATATGACAACACAGGTAGTGGTCTTCCAAGTTTATCATTGACTCAATCACCTAAGATTGACTCTGAATACGTTGGTTTAACAACTGAAGAATATACAAAATATAAGAAAGATTATGGTAAAACGTCTAAAGAATTACTTGATGAATTAGTAGAACTAGACGATTACAAGACTGCAACTGACGAGGAAAAGAAGAAAATGATTTCTGCAATATATGATTATTCAACGTATATTGCTAGAAAGAATATAGCAGACGATAAAAACATAAAATACGAATATAAGCAAAGTGATGGAACAGGTTATAACTACCCTAAATATTACTTATCATTAAGTAAGGAAGACTTTGCCGAATATGTAGCAAAAAAATATAACGAGGAGGATGAGTAATGGTAATCATTAACAAAGATACGTTAGACATGGAAACAATAAGAGGCAACACTGCCTCTTTTGCTTTTAAATGTAAGAATAAGACCAATAATTTGAGTATGTTTAAAGATGGAGACACAGTATACTTTACAATACGAAAGATTATCGGTGGAGACGCAATATTACAAAAGACTTGTAGTTCATTTCCAGACGATATATGCACGATAGAAGTATCTCCAGTAGAAACACAAGCACTAGACGAAGGCAACTATATCTATGACTTAATATTACAACGTGCTAGTGGAGAAGTAGACACATTAAACCCAAATAGAAAATACTCGAATTATAGTGTTAAGAAAGGAGTAAAAAATGAATAACGACAATTTTATGCCAATGTTTGAAATTGAACTTAACGCAGGAGTTAAAGGTCAAAAAGGAGACAAAGGAGACAAAGGAGATCAAGGTATTCAAGGTATACAAGGTATACAGGGAGAGCAAGGTATACAAGGTATACAGGGAGTTAAAGGAGACACAGGTGCAGCAGGTAATGGAGTAGCTAAAGTAGAACAAACAGCTGAATCACATATTAGTGAGGGAGTTAACGTATGGACATTAACTGAAACAAATGGAACAACAAATGCTTTTAACGTAAGAAATGGAGAAAAAGGAGATAAAGGAGATACTGGTAACGGAATTGTATCTACTGAAAAGACGGGTACTTCAGGAAATGTAGACACATATACAATCACATACGATAATGGAGATACTGACACTTTTACAGTAACTAATGGAAATGGAATAACTGATATATCTAAAACAGGAACATCTGGTTTAGTAGATACTTATACTATAACGTTTGATAACTCAACAACCGAGACATTTACTGTCACAAATGGTAACGGAATTAATGACATATCAAAAACATCTACTTCAGGGTTAGTAGACACTTATACAATAACATTTGATAATGGTAGCACTGAGACATTTACTGTCACTAATGGAGAAAAGGGAGACACAGGAAATGGTATTGATAGTATCGAGAAAACTTCAACAAGTGGCTTAGTAGATACATATACAATAACTTATGACAATGGAGATACTGACACTTTTACAGTAACTAATGGAGAAGATGGAGATGTACAAGATGTAACATTAGATGGCGTAAGTGTTGTTAACAATCACGTTGCAGAATTTAGCAACTTACAAACAACAACAAATTTAACAACAACATTAACTGATTCATCAACAGATACTGAGTACCCTAGTGCTAAATGCGTATATGACAGTCAAGAAACACAAGACGAAACAATATCAACATTAGAAACTAACCTAGAAGAAACACAAGCAGAACTAGACTACTACAAGACAATCTACAATGTACTACCAAAAGTAACAGGTAATGGAGAAAGCATTACATTAAATAATATAGGAGAAAGTATATTAAAACTTGATCCTAGAGGTCAATGCAAGCAAGACGGAGAGCCAACACCAGATTCCCCTCAAGAAATACACGAGGTTAGTGGAGATAATGAGATAGTAGTATGTGGTAGAAACCTAACTGATGAAAGTGTATTAAATCAATACAAAGTAAGTGAAGATAGTGAAGCATACATATTTCAAAATAATTCTTTATATAGTCAAAACTTAACACCTAATATAGTATTCAAAGAAAACACACAATATACTATTCAATATGTTGCAAAACAAATATCAGGAAACCCTAGATTAAGAATACATTACACAGATGGAACAGAGCAAGATATTGGAGAAACTGCAATATCAACAACCTATGAAAAATATACACAAACTTCAAATGCTAGTAAAACAATAGATTATATTACAGAGGGTTATGGCTCTTCAGGTGGCTCACAAAACTTCTATATTAAAAAGAATAGTTTTTGCGTAGTAGAAGGAACTGATACAACTTATTATCCATACAATGGAGATACATACGAACTAGATTTAGGTGTAGAGAATTTATTTGATAAAGATAATGTTGTATATAAAGACCACAAGATATTAGATAATAATGGTAATGAAATAAATGATAGCACAGGTGGTTATACACAAATGTATATACCTGTATTGCCAAATACTGAATATACAATAAGTGGGCTATCATCAAGTGGAAGCAAAGATATTTATTATTTTGATAGCAACAAAGGTTGGCTAGGGCATAGAGGTTTTTTTGGTGGAACAAATTATACGTTCACAACACCAAATAATTGCAAATATATAGATATAATGTATTACATAAGTGGAAATGATTTTAATACATATCAATTAGAACTAGGAAACAAGGTAAATAGTTATTCACCTTATGGACAAACACCAATCAAAATGAGAGGAATAGGAACTTATGAAGATTACTTTGTTAGAAATAGTGGGAAGAATTTAGCAAATATAAGTGTATTAAATGATATAAGTGGTATTCTAGTTAGTAATGATAAAATTAAAATGCCTTTAGCCTCAAGTGGTAATGGTGGAACAAGCACAAATATAAAATTATCTCAATTATGTCCTAACTTAAAAAATGGAGATACTGCATATTTACAATTTATAAGAAGTTTAGGTTCATCATATAACAACTTCATATATATTGGAGAAACAAGATGGAATAATGGAGAAAGTTTACAAATAACTGATACACTTTTAGATACAAATATTGTATTGTATGGAAATAGATATTCTAGTGGAGAAACAACACAATTAACAATAAGTAATTTTATGGTATCAACTACAAGTGGTGCTATGTATGAACCTTATGGAACAGGACAATGGTGTAAGTATAATGCTATTGGGAAAACAACATTAACAGATAGAGAGTTTTTATCATCAGGAACAGTCTTTGGGGTTAATTGTCAAAATGCTTCATATCCATTATCTGATAGTTTAAGTGGTGGAAGAAATTACAATTTTTATAGTAATAAAGTTCATAAAGCAAACGAACAATATTCTCAATATGGTGCTTATAGAAATGGAACAAATCTTGTTGTATTAACTGATGCAAATGATACATTAGAAAACTTTAACTCAAAAATAACAGGAAGCATATTATGCTATGTATTAGCAAAACCTTATTTAGAACCAATAACAAATGAAACACTTAAATCTCAATTAGACATTATTGAAAAAGCATTATCTAAAGATGGAAAAACTAACATTTCACAGGTAAACAACGATAAGCCATTTAAGATTACTGCTACTGCTTTATTGAAAGTGAGTGGTGAGTAAGTATGGAGATAGGAACAATAATTAGTATAGGAGCTGTGGTGATTTCACTTACAGCTCTTTTACTTAATAGAAAAGATAAGTCTAACAAAGACACTAAAGACGATGGCTACAAGTGGGGACAAATTGAAGAAAAACTATCTAATATAGAAAAAGCATTAGCCAAAATAGAAAACAAACTTGATTCTTTTGATAAAGAAGTAGACGAAAAAATAGATAAAAAGATACGTGAACATGTAGAAGCATATCACAAAAGAGGGAGAAAGACAGAATGATAGAAGAAATGCAAGATATAAAAAATGAACTTGATGATATTAAATCTAAAATTGAGAATAACTTTAATAATATTAACAGAAATCGTGAAGATATAGACCATAACACTGGTGCAGTAGCTCTATTACATACTTTAAATTCAAATAGTAACAAATATTTTGTTATCTGGATCATTACGTTTATGGCTTTTCTTGGCTCAATTGGTTATATTATTTACTTAAAAACTGAATATTCAAGAGTAGAAACAGTTGATACAGAAGAAGTAGAGCAAACTAACGAGGGTGGAGGAGATAATAACTACACTCGTGCAGGTGGTGATATAAATGGCTAGTCAAAAAGTTAAAAGAGTAGTTAAAACTGTTCAATATGTTAGAAATTCTCAAACTACAACTGATAGGCAAGGTAAGAAACACTGCAAGACATGTGGTGCTTACATTGGAAATCGAGGAAGAAAGTAGTGCTAAGATTTGAATTTACTAAACAAGAAGTTAACGAAATTAAAAACAAGATATACCTTAGTGAATTACAAGAAAGAATATTTGAATATAGATTAAAAGAATATAGCATAACTAAGATGGCTATGCTAGAAAACGTAAGTGAAAGCACCATAAGTAGAGAGATAAAGAAAATACATAAAAAGATTTTAAAAATAATCTGACAATTTATAGAAAAATTATAGACAATTTTACTTCCTTTATATATGTGATAATTGATGTGAAAGGAGAGGAATAAGACTTATTAGAACAATTTAAAACGTTGTTTGAGAAGCACCTCTCCTTTATTTTTGTTTTTGGAGGAACATTATGTTTACAAATTATCAACAACCAAACATCGATAGAATCAACAATCAAATAGCAGAATTGGAGAAAATGAGAACTCAATTACAACAACCACCTGCTATAAATCAAACATTTCAATTATCACCTAGAGAAACTATTAAATTTGCAAATTCATTGGATGACGTTCAAAGAGAGTATGTAATGGGAGATACACCGTTCTTTTCAAAAGATATGAGTGTAGTGTGGGTTAAAAACTCTAAAGGAGATATAAAAACATTTGAATTAACTGAAATCGTACCTAAAGACGATAAAGATATGCAAATAGAGTTTTTAAAGTCACAAATAGAAGAATTAAGAAAGGAAGTAAGAAGAAATGAATCAACTAATACAAATGATGTTACAAAACAAAATGCAACAGATTCCTCAGGGGATGATGAAGCAAATGGAGAATCAACTAAAAAGAAGAAATCCACTAGCGTTTAGAGAATACCAACAAGCAAGAAAAGATAATGTTGATCCAAATGAATATTTAAACAAGATTGTTAACAACTTTAGCCCAGAACAAAAGCAACAATGGCAATCATTTATTAATGGTATTAATGCTCAAAAATAGCATTGATATAGAAAATATTTAGAAAGGAGAGACATGATGAACAACGGAATACAACCAACTGTGGAACTAGCTACTAACAATGGAGCATACCCATATTTCCCAATGATGATGGGTGGTAACGGTGGATTTGGTGGTTATGGTTCTGATTGGCTATGGATCATTGTACTATTTGCTTTATTTGGTGGATGGGGAAACAATGGTAATGGTGGAGTATTTGGTGGTAACTTTGATGATGGTTACGCTTGGCTATCTAATGGTCAAAAGGAAATCATGCAAAACACAAACAACGGATTCGACACATTACACTTATCTAACCAATTAGAAGGAACTAGAAATTCAATTGATAGTTTATCTAAACAAGTATGTGATGGTTTCTATGGAGTAGAAATTAGTGCTAACAACAGACAAATAGCTGACATGCAACAAAACTTCAACAATGCAATTACTAACTTACAATCATTTAACTCATTACAAAAGAGTTTAGATACATGTTGCTGTGAAAATCGTCTAGCTACTTGCCAAACTCAAAACATAGTTCAAAGTGAAGGAAGTGCAACTAGATTTGCAGACGCTAACAACACAAGAGATATTATTACTAACGCTACTGCAAATACTCAGGCTATTCTTGATAAACTATGCCAACTTGAATTAGATGGAAAGCAATCACGTATAGACGAATTAGAAAGAGAATTATCTAAAGCCGAATTAAAAGCTTCTCAAACAGCTCAAAACGCCTTCATAGCACAAGGATTTGCTAATGAAGTAGACCAACTATACAACAGATTAAGTAACTGTCCAGTACCAAGCACTCCAGTATATGGTAGAACACCAATATTTACTTGCAACAACAATGGTTGTGGGTGCACTGGTAACGGGTACTACTCAACAATTTAAAGCATGACTATGAACCTGATTACAGGAACTTGCTAACTATGAGATAGACAAGTTCTATCTCTTTATTTTT